TGGAATATCAATGGCAGATTATGGATTCTATCAAAATTACGGAGTTAAGGGTACCAATAACGCGACTCATCAATTTGGCGTCCCTGAAGAGGTCAGTGCCTTCCTACCTCAACGTGAAGGAAGCACCTACTCGTTCAACCCCCAAAACAAAATGATTGGCGGAGACTTACCATTTGGTGTCCGTGTAGCAATCCACAGAAACGGATTAAATGGTAAACAGTTCTTCGATATAAACCAACTTGTTGATCGAATGGCAGAACTCATAAATGAAAACTTAGATTTGTAATGGCAACGTTATCATCACAACCAAACAGCTGGAACCTGGCCTATGCGCCAAACGTCTTCACACTCGGAACCCTAGGATCTGCAGACAGATTCGTTTTAAGGGTCGTTATCGATGGAGCTATTGTAGCGACTTTTAAGCAACCCTCTAACCCAAGCGGTGTTGCACACTTCGATGTGTCAAAAGTTCTTCAGAGTTATCTAAAACCTACTTATATTGAGAATACAACAGAACTGTCTGAAACTCCTGATGCAGTTATCTCATATCAAGTCTATTACGGCTCAGAAACAAACGGTGTGTACTTACAGGATGGTGCCTCAGCCATTAAACACGCCTTAAACGGCTACACTAACTGGAGAGTTAAAGATTGGGATTATGTAGATTACATTCCAAATCCATCAGATTTAGCTTGCTTGTGTGAGGTGCCACCTTGTTATACCGATGCTGTCTATTCTAGGACGTATGAATACCTAACAAACTGGCCAACCACTAACGCGTCTGGTATTAAGAAATACAAAGTACGTTCAGATGAGTACAAAACCTTATCATTCTTCAACCGAATCCTTGAATGGAACGATGGAACAATGTGGGGACCAAACGAATCACCATTCTTCGTCAAGTACACATACTATAACGCTGCAGGCAGTATTTTGGCTACTGACATCAAAGCAATTTCAGCAGGCACGGGGATTGGAGTTAGAACTGATTGTCAGGACTATACTACACATGCTCACACAGATGCAGAACTCATCGGAACCATAGCAGTTGGCCCACAAAACATTAAAGACGGCTCATTCTATTGGGCGCCAGCCGCTGCTTACTATACAGTTGAAGTTTATTCTATCAACGCTTGTTATCTTACAGACAATGGACCTATAGGTGATTGTGACGATATTGGTGAGCTTGCAGATTACTTAGGTTTCCCAATCTACCAGGCAGAATTCCATATTGATGATTACTGCCAAAAGTTTGAGCCAATCACAGTTTCATTTATGAACGCCTTTGGTGTTAAGGATTACTACACATTCAGCAAGCGCAATACACATACAACACAAGTCACTCGCAACAACTACAAGCAACAACTTGGCTCTTGGAACGAATCAACTTGGAACATTGATGAAACAGGTCGTGGTCGCACAACATTCTCGACTATGGCAACCACTCAAATGACCCTACAATCTGATTGGATGACAGATGAGGAATCAAAGTGGTTAGAAGAACTATTCACATCTCCGAGTGCTAACATCTATATCAACGGTGCTTGGGAACCTGTAATCATTTTGTCAACTGAATACCAACAAATGACAAGTGCTAGAAACGGTATGTTCCAACACGAAGTCACAATTCAGTTTGCTAACGACAAAAACATTCAAAGAGGATAATGCAAACCTTACAACTTTACGCATACGATCAAAGCGGAGTTAGATGGGAACTCGATCTTTATGAAGACGACCCTATTAAAATCACAATCTCAGCAGAGGATATTATCGACATCCCAAGGATTGATGCCAGTTTCTCTCGTCAGTTCAGAATTCCAGCTACGCAAAACAACTCAAGATTTTTCAAGTATTGGTGGACCTCTGGCGTTGTAGATTTTGATGTCACTAAAAAGGTTGCTGGTGAAATCTACGTTGATGGCCTAATCTACCGCACAGGCCAGTTGAGATTAGAAGCTGCTTATGTAAATGAGGATACATCTCAAATTGATTTTGAAATTGTTTTTTTAGGTGAGACTAAAGACTTTGCTAGCCAAGTGAGTGAAGGTTTCCTAAGAGACTTAAATCTTGATGAAGGTTTCCACGATCTTTCAACTGCTACTCTTCCAGATACTTGGAGAGCATTTGGCGATCCCCTGCTTCCATTGAATGGTGCTTACAGATACATCTTAGCACAAAGAGGCTACACATACGACGGCGGTGTTCAGTACCCAGACCATGAGATTTCAACAGAGACTGGAGGTGGACTTAAAACCTTTGTCAACCCGACACACCCAATGTGGGTCACACAGTTTACACCAATCATCCAAGTTAAGTATTTAATTGATAAAATCTTTGCAAACACTACTTACACGTATTCTAGTGACTCCGTTTTCAATGAGTTATGGTTTCAAGACCTTTATACTGATGGTTTACCAGATGCGTCCCCAGAGGTCACAGCACAGTCGCTAAAGTTTGAAGCAAATATTGGTGAACCTTATGAATTTCCAGGAGGTGGCACTGAAATCTTAATGGCTGATACTGTAGTATCAAATGATGCTAGTGCTTACAATCCATCAACATACATTTTTACTTCTGGTTCTGATAGTGCTGCATACGCATTTGCATCTAATGTCACAATGTTTGACAGACGAAGTGATACAGGTTCAGCAGGTCGTGTAGACCTAAACCTATGGCGCAAGGAAGTTGGTTCACCTGCTTCTATTGTTGCAACTGCATTTAACACTGGTACTAGTGGCACACCTTTTTCTCAGTATTCAGTTTCAGTATCATTGACATATTCTAATACAGTCTTACCAGGTACACAGTTTTGGGTTGAGATTGAATCATCTGGTCAAACTGAACAACCATTTTTAGAAGAGGGTGTTTTTGAATGTACAACGGCGCCGTCACAAGTAGCACTAAGCGCATTACTAAAAGACGATGTAAAACAGATTGATTTTTTCAGATCAATCCTAACTAAGTTTAGATTAGTTATGGTGCCTTCTAAAGAAACAACTAACGAGTTTATTATTAAACCGTGGAAAGACTATGTTGCAAAAGGCGACCTATTTGATTGGACATATAAGTTGGACTACAGTAGAGATGTAGTTTTGAAGCCGGTATTCTTCTCGCAATCTGCAACGATTAACTTTACAGACCAAGAAGACTCTGATTCAAATAACTATAAATTCCAAGACCAAGAAGATCACGTATACGGTAGATTTTTATTCAACTCATCAAATGATTTGATTGGCGAAACAAGGGAAGTTAATACAATCTTTGCACCTACTCCAGTTGATGTGATTATTGGTGATACTGCTGGTTCGCCGTTTATCATTCCATCCTTTGCTGCAAATGGCACAGAAGTCGATCCAAACCACAACCACATTCAACTAATCCCAATGAGACCAAAACCAAGGCTCCTATTTTGGAATGGTATGAAAACAACTGGAGGTACTACATGGTATTATGACGATGCTCCTGGTGGTGCAGCAACTTCTATTTCGATGACAACGTATCCGTGTGCTACACCATACTCAGATTTTTTAACAACACCTACAACCCTAAATTTGAACTGGAATATTGAAGCTGACTTTGTTGGTGAAATCTTAGGTGAGTCTGTTTATACTAGATACTGGAATTCATACATTCAAGAATTGTATTCATCAGAGGCCCGCATAATGACGGCATACTTTAAGATTGATGCACAAGATTTAAGAGACCTAACTTTTGACGATGTTATTTTCATTAAAGACACATACTGGAGAGTTCAAAAAATCTATGACGCTCCACTAACAGACATTGATGTTGTTAAGGTTGACCTAATCAAATTGGTTTCTTACATTCCAACACCTTACGCGGGACCTTATACTGCTGAAGATCTATGGGGTGTTTCAGATGATACTTATGAAGATGCAGATGGTCCTTGGTTATCACCAGAATCTTTAAGTCTAGAACCAGGTGATGGTGGAATGACTGGTGGTGGAGGTGATCCAGGTGAAGAACCATCAGAACCAGTAGATGATGGAGGTAACGAAACTCCTGTGCTGGGTTATACAGTTTTAGATGCTGAAGCAAACTTTGCATTACTAAGAACTGCTAATCAATATTCTACAACACCTACAAGTGGACAATCTGGTTATTATACTGGATATTGGATTAATTTAGATTTAAGAAATCCAACAACTAATCTAAGTATTAATCACACAGCATTTCAAGCTGGTGGCGTGATTGAGTTTACAAATGTAACCAACAACGGTTCAGGTAATTATACATTCTTTGCTAAGTTAGCAAACAATAATAGTGATACAATATTTGTTAAGAATGGTACATATGCACAAATTTATGCTTATCATATTATTAACAATACTACTGGTGCACCATTAACAGTCGATAGGACACTTTCTCTATTTAGAAATACTGCAAACACTGAAGTGAGATTGTATGCACCTGGAGCTCACCCGTCAGGTCTTTCATAAATACTAAAAAGTATATCTTAAATTGCTATGGCAGATGTAGAAATCAGAGTTAAAATCGACGGGGTTGAATACACCCAAGAACAGTTAAAGGATCTTGCAAGCGGTGCTAAGACTGCTGGTAAAGAAATGGACAATCTTGGTAAAGAAACCAAGAAGGCTGGTGAAGAGGCCACTATCTTTGGTGACATCAAGAAAAAGTTTGGTGATATGAAAGAAGGTGTCCTAAAGGTCGTGAGATCATTTAAGACACTTAAGGGAGCTATCGCAGCAACGGGTATTGGTTTATTGGTTGTAGCAATTGGAACGCTTATTGAATACTTCAGGTCTTCTGAAGAAGGTTCTAAGAAGTTAGAAGTTGCAATGACTGCTCTTAAACTAATCTTTGCTGA